CATTACCAAGGACACCGACGCCGGGGTGGTCGAATACACCGACGACAACGAACGGGTGTTCACTACCGACACGCTTGACGCTTACTGATGGGCGACATTGCAACCATAACCACGGCAATCAAGACCACGCTTGACGTGCCCGCCATTGCAGCCAAAACGGTGCAAGAAGGCTACGGCAGAATTGACCAGCTGCTGCAGACGCCCACGGCGCTGCCAGCTGTCTTTGTGGTGTACGGCGGCGGCCAGTTCATGCCCCAGCAACGCACCGACCGTTCAAGCGACGGGCGGCACAAGTGGTCGATCTTTGCCGTTGCCAGGGCCTTCAGGGAAGACGAAGACGCCGCTGGCCCGGCTGCCAACTTAATTGAAAAAGCAACCCAGCTGCTGCAGGGCACCGCCTTGAACGACGGCGAAGTGGTCTTGTGGCCGCTTCGGGTTGACATGGTGTACAGCGAAAACGGGGTGGTGGTTTACGCCCTTGAAGTGCAAGCCGCCGCACGGCTGGCAGGAGCATAAAAAGCACCGTTGTAAAACGGAAAACACCTTATTGGAGGTAAAGAAATAATGGGCAGGTACATAAGAAACACGACGGTGCTGGCCAAGATTGAATCGACGTATGGCACCGACGCTTCACCAGCTGGCGCTTCTGACGCTATTCTGGTTTCAGACGTGAACATTGACCCGATAGCTGAAAACGTCAGCCGTGACCTTATTCGGCCATTCATGGGCGCTTCTGAAGAATTGATGGGCACCAAGCACATACGCATTGGTATGACCGTGGAACTGCAGGGCAGCGGCACGGCAGGAACCGCCCCGGCCTGGGGCAAGTTGCTGCGGGCCTGCGCCTTTGCTGAAAGCGTGCTGGCCACCCCCGACCGGGTGGAATACAGCCCGCTGACCACCGGGCACGAATCAGTCACCATTTACTATTACGTTGACGGCGTGCTGTACAAGGCCACCGGCTGCCGGGGCACCGTATCGTTTGACACGGCGGCAGGATCGCGGCCCACCATGCGCTTTGAGTTTACCGGCACCGACGCGGGCAAATCAGCAGCCAGCCCGTCAGGCGTTGATTTCTCTGCATTTATCACCCCGATTGTCGTCACCGACGACACCGTGCAGAACTTCCTTCTTGGCTGCAGCTATTCAGCTGGCGCACTGTCAGGCGGCACCGCTTACGTATCCAGGGGCCTGACCTTCGACGTGGCTAATGACGTGCAGTTTATCCCAACCCTAAACGGCGAATCAGCCGACATCGTGGGCCGTGACCCAGGCGGGCAGATGACCCTTGACCTTGACGCAGCGGGCGAAGTTTCGATGCTTTCCGACATCGACGCCAACACCTTGACCAGCCTGGGCATGGAGCTGGGCAGCGTAGCGGGCAAGACCTTCATTGTGTACGCCCCGAAGGTGCAGCGCATTAACCCGAAACACGAAGACGTTTCTGGCCGGGTAATGCTGGGCATGGATTTGAGAATAACACCAGATAGCGGCAACGACGAACTGACGATTGCCCTTGTATAAACCATTTTTCCCAAAGGGAGGGAAAACCAATGTTCGAACTTAACCCCAGCCCAACGTTTTGGGCACCAGTGCATTTGACGGTGCCAGGCGAACGCGACCTGGCCACCCTTGAACTTCAATTCAACCACAAGACCAAGGTGGAAATTGCCCACTTTTTGGAGAAGGGCAAGCCGCAGATTGGCGACGACGGCAAGGTGGCCGTGCGCACGCCTGAAGAAGTATTTGCACAAGACCTTGGCGCAGTAATGGAAGCGGTAAGCGATTGGAAAATGAAGGACAAAGACGGCACCCCGGTGGAGTTCAACGAAGCCAACATGGCCATTTTGCTGGCCAACTACCCCACCGCAGCCGCTGAAATCCTGGGCAGCTACATCAAAGCGCTGACCGTTTCAAAAAGAAAAAACTAACGGAAGCCGCCCTTGCACTGTGTGGCGGGGGCGGCCCCTCTAAGCCAAAGATTGACGACGAAGCGCTGGCGGCAGCCAAGGCCATGGGCCTGAGTGGCACGCTGCTGGAAAAGGCGCAGAAATTAAGAGACAACAAAACCCCGTTTATTGAGATATGGCCAGAGAATTGGGAAGCGGTACAGCTTGCAGTCGCCATGAATACCCAATGGCGGGCTGGGCCTGGTGGGTTGACAGCAGCGGGGCCATTTCCGAAGTTCGGGCGTTCAACCGTGAACTGACGAAGGGCGGCAAGCAGTCAGCCACGGCGCTGGAACAGGTAGAAAAGAGCAGCGGCAAGACGACCACCGCCATTAGCGGCTTGAAAAAGGCCGCCATTGCTGCCGGTACTGCCCTGGCCGCCATAGGCATTGCCAGGCTGGCCGGTGACTTGATCGGCTTGGCCGACAGCTACACCCTGGTTGATGGCCGCCTGAAGCTGGTTACCGGGTCGGCCATGGAGCTGGCCACCGTCCAGGGCGAACTGTACCGAATCGCCCAGGATTCAAGGCAGTCATACCTTGAAATAGCTGATTCATACTCGAAACTTGCACAGGCAACAAAAGGCACTGGCATTGAACAGGCCGAAATGTTGCGAATCACTGAAACGCTTTCAAAGGCGTTTGTGATTTCGGGCGCATCGACCGAAGAACAAGACGGCGCAATGCGCCAGCTGATGCAGAGCTTTAGCGCCGGGGTGCTTCGCGGTGAAGAATTTAATTCGATCATGGAGCAGGGCGGGCGGATTGTCACCATACTGACCGACCACCTGAACGTTACCCGTGGCGAACTGCGGGCCATGGCAGAAGATGGCCAGCTGACCGCTGACGTACTGCGCGACGCCCTGGCAGCCGGGGCCGAAGAAGTCAACGCCGAATTTGAAATGATGCCCACCACGGTGGCCCAGGCCACCCAGGTGCTTAAAAATTCCTTCGGCGCTGTCGTTGCTGAAGCCGACAAGGCCAGCGGCGGCACCAACGCCATAGCCCAAGCCATTACCGATTTGGCGGGCACCATCGACGCCAACCGCGACGGTATTATATCGCTGTTCGCTGACATGCTGGGCCTGGCCGGGCAGCTGGTTACTTCCATAGTCAATATTGGTCAGTCCTTCCAGGGCTGGGCAGCCGTCAAGGACAAGCGCCTGAGTTTCTTGCAGTTCGCTGCCATGGATGCCAAGGAGCTGGAAGAATGGCTGCGTAAAGACGCCATGGGCTTCGGTGAGCTGACCAAGAAAATTAACGAGCTGGAAACCAAACGCAAGGGCGTGGCCGAATCCTGGGCCTTTACCAGCGAAGCACGCCAGGCCAAACAAGACCAGCTGCGGGCGCTTGAACGTGAAATAAGCGCACTGAAAACCCAGCAAACGGCCATCGGCAAGCTGGCCAGCGAAACCGATCAATACACCGACAGCTGGCGCAGAACACCCCCGGTAATTGAGCAGGCCGCAGCGGCCACCGAAAGCGCCGAGATTTCCACCAAGCAAATTAACGCCGCCGTCAAGGAAGGCAAGAAGCTGGGCGCAGACATGTGGCTGGCCCACGCCCAAGGATCGGAAGAAGCCTACAGGCGGGGGCTGCAGCTGCTGGGCACCATCGAAGACGTAAACAGCGCCACCGACGATTACATGAAGACGTGGTACGCCTTCCAGGGTGAGCAGACGCCGAAGGACAGCTGGCTGCTGCAGATGGAAGACGCCCCCGAAGTAGCCGAGCGGGCCGCTTCAGCCATCGAAGAATTGGGCGAAGTCAACGACGAAGTGACCAGCGCAGCCACGGCCCTGTGGGAAGACTTCGTAAAAGACACCGGCAACATAATTGAAGACTTCATTGGCAGCACGCTGCGGGGGCAGTTCGACAGCGTGGGCGATATGTTCCAATCGCTGCTTGATTCAATGCTTGACATGCTGATTTCCTTTATTGCCAAGGCTGCGGCCAATTCGATCTTGAACGCCATTTTTCCCGGCAACCTGGCCGGGGGCACGTTGAGCCTGGGCAGTTTGTTTTCAGGGCTTGGCGGTGCGGGCGGTGGCC